AAGTTGATGATGTTATAGCAGTATCTCCTGAATAAACTGTCGAAACATTGTTATTAGGTCCAGCAGAATAAGGATGAGTTAAAGCACCAGGACCTGAACTAACGCTGACAATTGGAGGAAATTCTGCACTCATAAGACGGACACCTATGACGTCACCGTATTGACGAGGAAGGTAGACTGTGAAATCACCGTTGGTGTAAAATTTAGAAGTATCTCTGTCTCCGGAATCAATAGAAATTACCTTCTTTACAGTGCGTAATTTCTTTTCGGGCTTGGAGGCAGAAACAATGACTCCATTGTAATCAAAGGCTCTGTTCATTTGTTATATTTCACATGGGAAGTTTTACAGGTCTTATTAAACCAACTCCTTGCCTTTGCCGTCTTTTTTGCTTTTTTCACTAAATCTGCGTCAGTAGTGTAATGTGTCTTGCCACAGGTCAACATACTAGCGGCACGAGCATATCCCCACTGCTGGGCTGTCGCACCCGGTCGGTGTCCCGTTCTCCACGCCGCCATTCCTCGGTTGTATGATGCCTTCACGATAGGAAGAGGAACACCAGTAGCCTTAGAATAGGCTTGTAAAGAATGTGCCTTAGGGAACTTCTTTCTCCATTCTTTCACGTATTTAGAAGTTCTGGTTTTTACACCCTTGTCAGTTAAAAAAGGTCTGTATGCCTTGGGATTTTTCCAAGACATAGCTCTTCGCCTTGTAGCAGACCTTTTTCGTTGTAAGTTTTGTTTCTGAGTGAGTCCAGAATGATACCTCTTAGGCCAGTACATTAATCCTTTATACTCAAACTTTTTTCAAGCATCTCGGCCAACATATCTCTTCGTTCTGGCTTGATTTGTTTCTCAACAAAATGCTCTACGATCAAACAGAAGTCGCGATACACTGCGATATCAAACATCCCTGTTCTCTCAATAGATTTTGCCAGCATATTCAAAGATTTCTGACCTTCAACCAACATCTGTTGCTCTTCAGGAGTTTCTGCCTCATTTGAGTTCTGGAAATCGTTTCGGAAATAATTGTATATTTTCATGATATATTCATTGTGATCGGTAAACCATTCTTCATCCAAATCATATTCTCCTGCTGTTTCAAGCAGAGCTCTTCGAAGATACCAATAATTTCGTTCGGCATCCGTTAGTTCGTCTTCTGGTTTTGTCAATACAAGTTCATATTCTTCAACGTCTTCGTCCATTTTTTCTATTAATTCATTCAGACTCATTTTTGATTTCGTTTTTGTTTTCTATAATGAATTCGTTTTAGATGCCGAACAGTAAATGAAGGATCCAAATTGTGACAGCAGCGGCAAATTCAGCGATCAAGTATACTATGGTTTTTTGTTGAGACAGTTTTCCTGCTGCAAACGCCCATAAGACCAAAGCAGGATTGAAGTATCCCCCTGATACTTTTCCGACCATACCAATAGCCAAAGCCAAAGCGGCTACGACGAAATAAGGATTAGAAGTGAAAGCCATTGCTCCAACTAAGAGCATAGTTCCCAAGTATTCGCAAAAAGCAGCCGTATACATTGTATTGTATAAATAAGCATGAAATATTTAATTGTAAAAGGATGGCTAGGGTTTGGAGACAGGCTAGAAAGTTTAATTATGTGCGTGAAGTTCGCACAAGAGAACAATCTTCAAATTTACGTTGACTGGACGGACAGTATATGGAGCCACGGAGAAGAATCGTTTTACAAGTATTTCAATATTGTGAATATGCCAGTTCTTGAATCGTTAGACGATATTCCTGCTGATTCTACCGTTTACCCTGAATACTGGAAAGATAAACTTAAATCTCCTTTCACCCAAGAAATGATGGATAATTATGATCCAAACAATATTCTCACAAACTATTTACCGAAAAATCCCACGTTCAACTGCGATGTTATAGTGTACGTATGCGTTGGAAAAAGACTGTTGTATGAAGATATCCAGTTTTTCACAAACGTATTCAGAGTCACAGATGAACGTATTCTTGACGAAATTAGAAAACGTAAATCTCTATATAATTTATCTACTTCTATTGGGATCCACGTGAGAGGAACCGATCGGGTTAAAAATATACACAAACGTGAACTAAGCATTCAGTATATGGCCGTAAATGCAGTGATGAACGGGGGATTGTCTGGTCTGAAAATGGTAGCTGTAGGTGACGACAAGGAGTCTGTAGAATTATGGAAGCGGTTCTTTCCAGATGTCAAAGTTCTGAGTTCACTTTCGTTAGAAAATACAATAAAGAAAGGAATACATAACGCTTCCAAAGAAGAACTTACGTTATCAAAAGACGAGATGAACGTTGATATGTTGGTTGACTTTTTCACGTTATCTTCTTGTGCTAGGATTTTGACTACGTTTAGAGACAGCCGATTCGCAAGAGAAGCTAGACAGTTACATCCTTATTTAGATACAATATTGCGAAACGAATAATAAATAGAACAAGAAACAGAGAGCAGAATGTTGACTTTACAAGGATACAAAATAGCAAAAAAAGATGTGCCTAATATGGCCGAAGTACGTCGAGCTTTGAACGTGAGACCCTACGTCCCTTCAGTGTTTGTGAAACCTCAATACGTGACAAGGTACCCTATATTCACGGAAACCGATCATCATATATTTGTTCCCAAGCATTACGGAATCCAAACGTTCGGAAATATAACCGAAAACCGACGTGATGTTCCCAAAACTCATCCTAAATTCTGGGAATTCGCAGGACAAATCCGACCCGCTCAAAAAGAAGTCGTTGAATCTTACTTGTGTCCTGAACCGCGTGACGGTATCATTTCCTTACAAACTGGAGGAGGCAAGACGGTATGTGCGCTCTACATTGCCTCCAAAATCCAGATGCCTACTATCGTTCTAGTTCATAATACTTTCTTGAGAGACCAGTGGATAGACCGAATCAAGACGTTTCTTCCAAAGGCAAGAATAGGAAGTATTCAAGGCGAAGTGATTGACGTGGAAAATAAAGATATAGTTGTAGCTATGCTCCAAAGTGTTTCTCTGAAAGATTACCCTGCTTCTGCCTTCCAGTCGTTCGGGTTTGTGATTGTTGATGAGTGTCATCATATAGCTTCTGAATCGTTCTCTCAATCGCTCACCAAAATGACATGTAAACATATGTTAGGATTGTCTGCGACCCCTGAACGCAAAGATAAATTGATGTACGTCATAAACTGGTTTCTGGGACCTATGCTTTATAAGTCTGATACATCAGATAAAGTAGATGAAAAAGTGCGAGTGGAAGTTTACGACTTTGAAGAAGGAGACGACGCATATAACGAAATCATATATAATAATTCTGGCGTGATGTTCACAACGTTAATGATTAACAAGGTGGCGGAATACGCTCCACGCAATGAACTTATTCGCGAATTATTGGAAGATGCGTTCGAAGAAGAAGACAGACAAATACTTGTGTTGACCGATCGCGTAGAACACACGAAAACCATATTTGAGATCCTGCCTCCTGCTCTTCAATCCCAAGCAGGAATACTGGGTAGAAACGTGAAAGCCGCCGACCGAACTGTGATGTGCGAAAGCAAAAGAATACTGATTGGAACTTATGCGATGTGTAAAGAAGGATTTGACGTGGCTACCTTGAATACTTTGCTTATAGCTACTCCAAGACCCGATGTGGACCAAATTGTAGGCAGAATTCTGAGAGTGGAAAAAGATAAGAGAAAAGTAGATCCTTTAATTATTGATATAGTGGACCCTGCGTTTCGCCGGCAGTTTCAGGAACGTTTAGGTCTTTACAGAAAACGCAACTACCAAGTAGAAAAAATGAAGCTTCTAAGTAATGAGGACTCGGAGAAACCAGTCTTTGCGTAAAACCCGAAAGGGAGGTAAAATAATAGGGGACGGATACTTCGCTAAGGTTATTGATCCGGCTATTCCGTGCAAAGACGGACGCGATATGTCAAAATACGTTTCTCGTGTTTCCAAGAGAGAACGCGAACAAGATATTGTTTCCAAGAATCACAAGAAACTTATCAAGAAACTAAAAGAAATTGATCCGGACCAGAAACATTTTTATTATCCTGAATACTGTGAACCAGGTGTGATGCTGGAAGAAAACAAGAATGATGGTGCGACATACAAGAACAAGAAGTATTCGGAGCTCGTGTTGAGAGGCAACGATGAATGGAATCCGATGGTGCGTAAGAACCGATCATGGGTAGGATTCTTGAAAGGCAAGAAGATTGGGCGAAAACTTCCTGCTCCTCAACGCACAAAAGAACAGGAAGAATATCTACTTAAATCCATAAAGTTGTTACACGACAACGATATAGTCCACGGAGACTTACATGGCCGAAACGTGATTATGGCAGATGATGGAATGCCACGTATAATTGATTTTGGAAGTTCAATTATAGATGCCAAGAAAAGCGACATTGACGCAGAGAATGAATTAGTTGAAGATAATTGGCCTTATTTAGAAAAAAACTGGAAACTTAGTCGTTAAAAGTCCGAGTAAATATCCATTTTTTTGAATGATTTAGTTAAGTTTGCAGGTTGGGGTTCTTTTAATGAAAAGGGTGTAATTATCGACCAGTCTAACATTTCAGACATTTCGTAGACTTTGTCTTCGGGATAATTCTTTTGGACCCAGTAATTTTCGTTCATACGATGAAGAACGTATACTGTCTTTGTACGCTTTTCATGGTACATCACTTTACCTTCAAGTTCATTCACTAATACCGATGTATTTGGAGTTAACATTGTATATTAATCCTCTGCTTCGTCAAAATAGGTTTCCCGTGAATATTCGTCAAACGGACGATCAGCTAAATCCCCGTAATCTCCTCTATCCGGTTCTATCAACTGACCTTTTTCGTTCATTTGCTCGTCTCCGTCGTCTATTAATCCCCGATTTGTGAACCCTCCTTCTGGAACGTCTTCTGGGTTCACGTCATCATCTGCTATTTCGGTCAACACGGGAAAATCCTTGGCTATCAATCTGCGATCGGCTTCCGTGAATATATACTGGGCGATACCGATATCCAATAACATTTTTGTGACTTCACGTTCGCGATCAGACAACTGCTGTAATCTGTATTTCACAGTTTCACGTTCTTTTGTAGTCAGCAACTCAACGACCTTTGTGGATTCTTCCTTGGTAAGTAAAAGCATATTCATGGTAATGTCTCGTTTCATAGCTGTTCTTATTGCGTCTATCAATTTATCTTCGCCTCGGATTTCGTGAAAGAATACGTATAATGTCCCCTTTACTGCGTCACGAAACAAAGACTTGTTTTTAAATGAATCAACGGAGTCCACGAACTGGCGCAGTGCGGCCATTTTTGCATGTGGAAAGTCAAGAACGGAAACTATATCCAGAAGTCTGGTGAGTAATGTAGTTAACGAAACGCCGTCAGAGTTTTCAATGAAGTTCTTTATAGGGTCCAATTTCAATTTATCGGGGAACTTCATACCCACCATTTTCTGGATTTGTTTTTCGTCAGGGAACACGTAATCAATATCAACTTCTTGAGGTTCAATGTACTTTGCTTCTTTGGAAGGTTTGGTTCCTATTAAATCAGGAAACGTTTGTGAGTATTTGGGAACTCTCTTTGAAACTATCACGTTCCGTAATTTAGGAATCTCGCATCGCGTTTGTTGTTCTTCTTTTTGTCTTTCTCCGATCTTGAACTGTTTCTTGTCAGGCACCAAAATAGGTATGTGAATATCGTTCTCTTCAACTTCTTTTTCAACTTTTGCGAATCTTTCTTTGGCAGTTTCAAATTGTGCTGGAAATTGTTTTTTGAGGTTCAGTAACGCTCTTACTACTTCATCACGGACCTTTTTGCGATTATTTACAACTTCAGTAATGATTGTATCAAACGGTTCAGTGAACCCTGAAGGCGACAAGTCATGTAAATCGTGTAAGGCAGTCAAGCAAATATCTAAAGCCGGTGCGTCTTTTGAATTGTCTGTGTCTCTTGGAAACCCCGACAACTTAACGACTTTAGTTCCGAACGAACGTCTAGGAATCAAGAACGGGTTATGCGTTTGAAGCAATCCGATCATCGCGGCAATTCCAAAGACTCCTTCGTAAAAATTAACGCCTTTCTTATCTAATTTTCCGGACGCTACTGCCGAATTTGATGCTCGTATAACGTAATTCAAAAACAGCATCAGTTCTTGTTCGTCTGGAATGACTTGGAACGCCGAAAGCAGGAAGTAAACTACCGTATGTCCTGCGTTCTTTTTATTGAATACTTCCCTTAACTGAGCTAAAGTGGTTACAAACTTTGAAGTTCCGTGAACTGCTTGGGTCGTAGTCAAAACATCATAACTTACCAATAATCTACCGTTGTCGTCAAAATCTTCCTGGAACTCGGCCGTATCTTTATTGATTTGCTGGCTACAGAACTTACATACGCGGTACGCATCAACTATTTCAGTCCATTTCTCGTAAAATAATTTAGTATCATTATTCATTTCTCCGTCAAGAATAGCTAATGTATGTTTACAAATCAAAAACAGTCCATCAGCGTCAAAGTACTGTTCGTTGACCGGAGTTATTTCTTTAATAAGTAACCGAATTTCGTAAGATTGGTCGGGAGGAAGCAAAGTATCGTTCCCTAAAATAGTAATGATATTCTGACGTAATTCTGACGTTTCTTTGTTTTTAGTCTTTTCGTATTTCTCTTCTTTTTCTTCGTGTTTTGGAGGCTGGTAAATTTTAAGTAATGTCACATGATCTTTTTGGATGGACGGACCCGTAGTATCCATCCATGCCTTTTTATTCAAATTAATGAACTCTTTACGTTCTTGCGTGACAAACGGAGTTGGAGCACAAACTTTTCCGTCCAAGCGGTAAAGTCCAGAACTCAAGAACTCTTCAAAGTTGTCGGTCTTCAAACATTCTTCGGGAGAAGACTCGGGAAGTTGGACTTTAGGTTTCTCGTGCATTAAATCCGCGGCAATAACTCCGAAGTTCCCTGAATCTGAAAGTAACATTTTAGTTACCAATCGTCCACCGTCTTCCTGCTTCATGAGCCACATTCTCGGTTCCATGCCTTTGCGCCATTTTGATTCGTAAACTCCCTGTAACTTCTCCGATGGAGCAACAATATCATTCGTAGGAAAACTGAGTTCCAACGGTGTCTTTGGAGTTCGAACGGTATCTACTGGCGGAAACCGTTCTTTCCATGAGTTCCATCTGATTTGCGACAAGGAGACATCATAAAGTTTTAAATACTTCTGGCCTTCTACATACGGATCTTTAGTGACCGGAACGGCGTGGGACACAATAGCTTCAATACTTGGAAATACGTCCAATAAAGGTTCAGCAGTCTCAATTATATTGGCTTTACTTGAACTCAAAATTTTGTGACCTGGCAATGGATGAGGAATATTCAAAGGACGTTCTTCAATGTAAAACCCAATTCTTCTTACGTCGTCTCCCGTATTCGGAAAAGGGATGTCCTTGAACTCTTCAGTTCCGTCGTCTTTCACAAATCGTTTGGTTCGTGTGAAAGGTCCCAACGCATGAATAGGGTGTTCGCCTTTATCGTCTACCAATTCAGTTGATTCAGTTATTGGAACACCCGAAGCGCCTTCTGAGCCGTAAGGTCTAGGCAAGGCATTCACTAAAATAGGATAATAATTAGGTACACGTCTTTTTGACTCGTCAAATAAAGGTATGTACTTGTCCTTGTAAGAATAAGGTTCATACTTGAATGAACCGTAAATAGGTTTCAACCAATCTACGTTCACAGACTTGCGCTTGTCGTCAATATGGTACGTATCCGTCAACTTGATAACGTCGTTGTATATAACTCTCAATCTATCCACTTCCTTCTTGATTTTTGCGTATTCTGCCTTCAGAACATGTTTCTTCTTAGGAACCGATTTCTGAAAGAAGTCTTCAAGCTGTTCTTCTAAACTAAAAAACCGGAGTTCTTCGGGTGTCTGGACTTGTTCTTCAAATTCGAACGTCTCAATGACTTTAAATTCCGAAGGCTCATACTGGATTTCTATTTCCATCGTTATCTTCTATAACGGAACAATATTCTTCCACTAATTGCTTAGCGCGCTCAAGAACTTTTTCCGGTGTCTTCTTTTCTGTCGCAAATTGGATAGCCATCGCAGGCTTGAGAGGGTGAGGAATATCGTAAGACACGAACTGGATATCCTTGTCTGCATAAATGACTGATTGTAAGAGTGCGCCTATAGTGTGACCTCCAATATCCATAAGTATACTGAAAACGCCCTTATCTTTTTCGTGCTTGATGTTCTTCATTGCCTCGGAAATGTAATCGTTCACTTGCTTTCTTAAGATACGGACAGCCATAGACAACAACTCTTTGGCCTTGAGAACGCCTACACTTTCAATATCCAAGTTGAACCAGTAAGGACGTTTTTGGTCGTCTTGGTAGTAACAACGCTGAACTAGAAAGTTGTCAAAGTGTGTTCCCGCATCTTTGTCGCTCTCGTTTTCCTTGACGTACTTTTCACGTTCAACTTTGGCCATTTCAGGGTCAACTTTCCAACTGGCAGTAGCTGTAGATACTTGACTGGAGCTTCCAGTTTCCAGAGCTAAGCGCCCAGTAATATGAACCGATTCTCCTGCTTTCACTTTCAAGAACAATGAAGGAGTATCAAATTCAGGGTCTTTCATTAGAATATGAGGATTCGCAGAAGATACGACAAAGTCGTCGGTGGTGACATTTTTTGCTTCTGTGATTACCGGCATACGAAGTTCAATTTTTGCGTCTTTGATTGTAGTTGTATCGTCGGGCTTTACGTTGATAGGTAACATCTCAACCCGATGTTTCATCATTTCGTGTGGTAATTGAGTAGTGTTCTGCAAAATTTGGACGTCACGGACTACGACTGTAGGTATTCCGGAAATCAGTGTACGTCTCAAGGCATTCACAAAAGCAACAGGGAAATCAACTAGCTCGGTGTGAAGGACAAGACCGCCTTCAGATATTTTCGTGTTTTTGACCTCGGGCATTTTTCCTTCTTTCATTTCGTTAATGTTTGATCCGTTTTTTTCCTGAAAATTCATAACATGTCCGAACAGTCCCCGTATCTCTTTTACAGCGAAAGAGATGCAAATTCCAAGCAGATAATTGAGACCTTAAAAGCTCTTAATAAAGCAGGATTATACAAGTTTGTTGATGCCTTGACTTTACAGCCCTCTCAGCGTCCCCAATGGCTTGTCAAAGTCCCTACTCTTTACATTCCTGCTACCAAGGAAGTCATCGTAGGCAAAGATATTTACGGGTACATCGCCAAACCAACAAACTCACGCAAGGAACTCCCTGCGAAGACCGAAAGCGGAGCTGCTACAACCCAGAACTCGTTCGGCGAACTTGCGGCTTGGGCGTTTGAAGGAACTGGAAGATTAAGTGAATCTTATTCTTTGTGGGACTCGCCAAGTCAATTTGCGTCTGAAGGAGGAAGCTTTTACACATTCTTGGATGGAGGTGCGCCATCTGGAGGCGGAGCGGGAATGCCTGCTTCTGGAGGACCTGAAACGAAGAACACAATTGACAAATCTAAAACTGCTACGAATTCAGACGTCATGGCACGAATGGAAGCTTTACAGAACCAACGTAAATCTGAGTTCGGTGCGATAGAACGCAAGTAACTTTAATGTTATGGACTATATATCGGTAATGGCATCCAAAGTGATTTTAATGAACGCTTTTTTCGATCAGTTCATTTCGTTCGTGAGTGAATTGTCTCAAATGTACCCTGACGATTCAGATTTATCTTTGGCTAAAACTACTCTGCATTTAATGCGAACAACGCAACCTAAGTTGGTTATTAATTACGTGAAAGACAACGTCCTTAAATTTGAAGATAAGATCATGAACAAAGACGAATCGTTCTTCATGAGCTATGACTACAACGAATACTCAACGGACGTTGATATGAACGTATTCCAAAAATTAAAAGATTACAACGCCCAGCTATCTCCTGCTTCAAAGGAAAATATTTGGAAATACGTCCAGAACATTACAAGATTATGTAAAGCTATTATCCAACATTCGGAAAGTTCATAAGAACTTCTTGAGAATAAGACATTGGTTTTGCGATAGTTTCAAATCCGTATAAATCTTTTGGTTCCAATGACTTTAATTCTGATATAGCCTCTTCGGGTTTATCAAAATTACGGAACAAGATTTGGTTGACTTCAGCAGGACTCCATTTGTAATCTAAAGAAGGGTTCGTCCATTTCTCAAACTCTTTGTCGTAGAAACTATTCACCATTTCTTCCAGAATTTCGCAATTACATTTCCTGAAGTGGACGATCATATCAATGCGGCCCGGACGAATCAAAGCCTTGTCAATTCGTTCAGGGAAATTAGAAGAAATCGCAAGAATACGACCTGAAGATTCCAAAGTTCCGTCCAACAAGTTCAAAAGAAACGATAAATCAATCGGTTCCTTGATTTCTTCTTCTTGGTCTAGCCATGGGTCTCCGCTTGACTTAGGTTTTTCTTTGGTTTCAATAACAGGTTTCTTCCATTCGCGTCTCAGAACTGCGTCTCCCATCGCGTCAATATCTTCAATGACGTACAAACGTTCATGAACTGGAATAGTGTATCGCTCTGTTGTAGTTCCATTATGAACGTGGATTTCGTCGTTGAAGAACAGATGACGAAGTTGAGACTTGGTTTTGATTTCAGATAATTGAATGTTGATAATATGACGTCTAGCAGTGTTGGCTATAGCTTTTACAGATGAAGTTTTTCCACACCCAGGTTCGCCGTGGAACATGAACCCCAAAGTATACGGAATACCTTTCTTTTCATACCAATCTTTTCTAGTTAAAAAGAACTCTACGTGTTTCTTGACTTTAGATCGTTGTTCGAAAAATACGTTATCGAAAGTTCGGGTCGTATGGAAACGGTGTTTGGTGTATATGATATGGGTCGTAGGCAAAGGATTTTGTGTGCTTTTCTTGGTCTTGCTTCCCGTCATCATGTCAAAGAAAAACAAAGACGTTCCTAATTTATTTGCCATGCGGCGTTCGTAGTCGGTATTACAACGGTCAAAGAACGATTGTAAATATTGGACTTCGTGTTCGAAACAGAACAACTTGAATCGTATTTTTTCTACTTGCCCGTCGTTGTGTTTCAGTTCAAGTAATTGAAAGTAAATATCGGGTTCAATTTGCACAGGTTCAAATTCGTAAGGCAGATAATCGTGGTGAGTCATGCAAAGAAGATTACGAATTGCCGGAATGGTGGTCACGTAATAAACTACAGAGTCCATGCGTGTATGACTTCCTGTTGAACCTAGTTGTTGTTGTTTGTTATTGGTAAGCTGATGAATACGTTCGCATTCAACGGTGCATTTAGGTTCACGATTAGGTGGAGGAGGTGTAGACGCAGCTTGACGTTGTCGTCTACAACAGAACGTTTGAACTTGAGGAAACCAGTTGTTGTAATTGGCCATACATTTATCGTATAAGTTCAAGCCTATGATGCTCCATAACGGGTTCATACCTTTTGATGTGCCTAAACTTAAATACATTTGCGTTCTCATGAACTCCTGAAAAAAGTTCTGGTTTTGAGGTTGCATTGTGTTTTCAAAGATTCATATGTGAAAACGAATTTAACGAAATAAACAATTAAAAATATTAATTAGAATGCTCAATGTTGTTGTGTGTAACGGCGAATCTGCCAAAGCTCAAAAGAGACCAAGAGAAACAAAAGACGAAACCGATGAAGAACAAGCGTATGTTCCTCCACCTCCGCCAGTAAAACGCATTAAGAAAGATTACGAGTGGTTAAGCCTTCTTAATGTTCTTAAGGATTTTCTGGCGAGATTAGAAGATTCAGGTTATGATATAGATTAAGCACGTTTTATACACATATCTAAAGTAGGAACGTTCACGTTCATAGGTTTGGATCTTTTTAGTCTTAGTTGTTCCGACGCTTTTTCTACAACGTCGTTAGATAAACTTACGTATTTTTTGATGTCTCTCAATGGTCCCTGGACGTTCATTGAAGGGAAGAATAACCGGATAGGATGGATTTCAGATAGAACTATGTAATTATCTGAAGTAATATAGTCGCGGTATTGCTCAATATCCAATGGACCTCCAAATAAACGTAATAAAGATCTTGGTGGAGCTGGCGATAATAGCCTATCTTTATACAAATCAACATACAGATGATTCAAAAGAGCGTGACGATTCCATTTAGAAGATTCTGAACCCTTTATGTCTGCATACAAGTAAGCTAGAGCGCATTCAGGGGAGCAATAGTTTCCTTCGCAATTGTAAATGTTATTGTAAACGTCGTAAGAAATAGGAAGTATACATGGAACCCAGTTAAATGTATGACAGCACCAAAAGCACGCTGTTTGAGGAGAATATCGTTCTGTTGAAACAGAGTTTAGAATTGATTTCAGAATTTCGGTATTGAATCGTTCGGTGTTTTTTTCTACGGAATTCAGAATGTCCGAATACGATGTCGTATTACCCGCAGGAACAATTTCCTCTTCATCTTGTTCCGTAACCTTAAGAAAGAATACAACTGGTGATTCATCTAAAGGTTGTATTTTTATAGATGCCTTTGTTTTCCTCGGTGGCATATTTACTTTACAAAGGTTCGGAACGTCAAAACCTTAATATACAAGTTTTATAAATGAGGATCGTATGTATGACGAACGAGGCACAACTTCCTATGATGAAAAGTATGCTTAATTCTGCTTTGAAGTGTGGGTTTCCAATGTCACTTTTTCACTGCTATATCCTTGGATCTCAGCAAGACGCGGCAAGTTACGGAACCCAAGAATTCACAAGCATAACAACTAGAAAACTTCATGTCATTCGCGACAATATGTTGTTGGACGACGTGATACTATGGGTAGACAACGATATAGTGTTTTTTGAGAACTGTTTAGCAGATCTTCTCAAATACAAAACTTCATTTGTCATGCAAGACGATCTATGGAGTCCATGTACTGGATTCTTTTTAGCAAGAACAACGTCTATGAGTGTTGGGATGATTACGAAGTCAATTCAATGGCTTGTTGAACGAAAAGTTTCTAACGTGAACGACCAACACGCTTTTGCTGCAGTAAAAAAAATGTCTTGGGGAATTACTATCACTTTACTGCCTCAAGATGAATACCCAAACGGAAAAGTATACTTTGAAGAAGGCCGAAAAGAAAAAGCCAAGATGGTCCATTCAAATTTTTTAGTGACGACTTCTGAAAAAATAGATCGGTTCAAGCAAATGGGATTATGGAACGAAAGCGACGAAGCTTTTAACTTAGTAAATAAATACTTCATATAAAACGGATTGTGTTAAATATAGAACTGAAGAGTATACATAAAATGGAGTTATCAAAACAGTATCGTAAACACACGCATCGCGAACATATACTTTCATTGCCTGATACGTATATCGGCAGTATTGAAAATACATCAGAAGAGCATTATGTGGTAGACGGAGAATCGTTCAAGAACGAAACTATAACTCCTTTCAATCCAGGCTTTTACAAGCTGTTCGATGAATTACTTGTAAACGCTCACGATCACGTTGTTCGTTTGAAACAACGCAACTCAGAAAATCCAGTGAAGAACATTTCAATTTCCGTAGACGATAACGTAATTACTATTCGTAATGACGGTGACTCAATTGATGTGGAAACGCATCCAGAATACGGAGTTTACATTCCTCAAATGATTTTCGGTGAATTACTGACTTCAACAAATTACGATAAATCTGAAAAGAAGATCGTTGGTGGAAAGAACGGGTACGGTGTAAAGCTCGTAAACATCTTTGCCAAGAAATTGGTATTGACTGTTGTAGACGGAACCAGACACTTGAAGTACGTCCAAACATTTGAAGACAACATGTCTAAAGTAGGAGCTCCATCAGTGACTCAATGTAAGAACAAACCTTACGTAGAAATTTCATGGACTCCCGACTTTGCTAGATTTGGATGGTCGAGTCCCGCAATTCCTGCAGGGATTCTTCAAGTCATCCAGCGTCGTGTGTTTGATCTCGCAATGACAGTCGGAAAGGAAGTTAAAGTAACATGGTGCGGCACACATATTAAATTCCGCGACTTTGCATCCTATGTTTCCTGGTACCTTCCGGAAGACGCAGTAGTCGTTACAGAGGTGCCTCATCTCGGATGGCAAGTTGCAGTTAGCAATTCCGCAGACAAGTTCTTTAGCGTATCCTTTGTGAACGGTATTTGGACTCGTTCGGGAAAACACGTTGACGAAATCACGAACCAAATTGTTTCGTATTTTACAAGCCATTTGGAACAGAAAAAGAAAATAAAAGTCAAACCTTCCCTCGTGAAAGATTCCTTGTCTGTATTCATCAACTGCACGGTAGAAAATCCAAGTTTCAGTAGTCAAACCAAAGAAGTACTGACCACGAAAGTGAGTTGTAAACTTAGCGATGACTACTTGAAGAAATTGGTATCTAAATTAGGGATCGTAGAACGTGTGATGGCGCAACAAACTTTGAAGGATAACAAGGAAGCAACCAAGACAGACGGAAAGAAGCAAAGTAAGATCACAGGTATTCCTAAGTTGGACGACGCAGTATACGCTGGAACTTCCAAGAGCCACGAATGTACTTTGATTCTTACGGAAGGAGACTCAGCCAAAGCTATGGCTTTGTCTGGTCTGTCGCAGGACCAACGTAAGTTTTACGGCGTGTTTCCTTTGAAAGGTAAGTTGCTGAACGTGAAAGATACGAGCGCAAAGAAAGTTGAAATGACGGAGGAAATAGCGAACTTGAAGAAGATTATTGGTTTGGAATCAGGAAAGAAGTATCAAGACATTAAATCGTTGAGATATGGAAGAATCATGATTATGACGGATCAGGATTACGATGGATCACATATTCGTGGACTGTTGATTAACATGTTCCACGAATTATGGCATGAACTTATTAAAACTCCCGGATTCATAACGTATATGGCAACTCCAATTGTGAAGGCAACGAAGGGTAACATGACAAAACCGTTTTATAATCAGTATGCTTACGAAGAGTGGCGTAAAACCGATGCCTCACGCGGATGGAAAGTGAAGTATTACAAAGGATTGGGAACGTCTACGAGAGACGAAGCAAAAGAGTATTTCAAGACTCCAAACGTCGTGCCTTACTTGTATGCTGAAGCAAGTGATGAGAAAATTGATTTAGCGTTCAATAAATCTAAGGCCGACGATCGTAAAGATTGGTTGAAGACTTATGACCGTTCAGATATTATTCCGGATTCCAAGAGTTTGAAGTATGAAGACTTTGTAGATAAAGACTTGATCCATTTCTCAAACTATAACTTGGAACGATCCATTCCAAACATCATGGACGGATTGAAAACATCACAACGCAAAATCTTGTATTCGGCATTCAAGCGAAACTTGAAATCTGAAATCCGTGTGGCGCAATTCGCAGGATACGTCTCAGAACATTCAGGGTACCATCATGGCGAAGCTTCTCTTAACGATGCGATCGTAGGAATGGCACAGGACTTTGTAGGTTCAAATAACTTGCCGTGGTTCGTTCCACAAGGACAGTTTGGAACTCGGTTACAAGGAGGTAAAGATTCTGCTTCGCCAAGATACATCCATACTTACTTACAACCTCACGTCCAGCACTTGGTTCCACATGAAGACTTTGATGTCTTGAACTATCGCGACGATGATGGTTTGCCTGTAGAACCTGATTGGTATGCACCGATACTACCTATGCTTTTAGTGAACGGAAGCAGAGGTATCGGGACCGGATACTCGACCTTCATTCCGCAATTTGATCCTTCTGAACTGAAGGAAGCAATCCAGGAATGGTTGAAAACAGGCAAGGGATTGGAACGAGAATTCACGCCTTATTACTCGAAATTCAAAGGCATGATCACGAAAGTATCAGCTCAAGATTACGAGGTGAAAGGACTTTACAAAAAGGAAGGCGATACAGTTACAATCACTGAATTGCCTGTAGAAACATGGACGATGGACTTCCGTGAAAAGCTTGACAAAATGTTGACGGACGGAGTCATTAAAGATTATACGGACACGTCAACAGATACAGATGTATTAGTGAAAGTCAAACTTGGATCTGCAGGGTTATCTCCAGTAGAGAAGTTGTTGGTCGACAAAATCAAGTTGACAAATATGCACGCATTCAACCACGAATGTGTGATCCATAAATACGAATCAGTATACGAAATACTTGCAGAATACGTGGACGTGAGACTGGACTTGTACCGTCAGCGCATAGAGTATATTCTCAATGAGCTGAAAAGCAAATTACCGTACCACGAAAACGTAGTTAGATTCATAAGACAACAATGCGAAGATAAACCAAGACCGGAATTACGTAAGAAATCTCCAGAAGATTGTGACAAGTTACTTGAAAAAGAAAAGTTCGCAAAAATCAAAGATTCATACGATTACTTGTTGAATTTACCTATTGCCTCGTTGACATTGAAACACGCACAGAAACACGAAAAAGATCTGGAAGACTTGAAATCTCAAATTGCCGATTTGGAAACAAAGACGCCAAAAGATGTATGGTTAGATGATTTGAAGAAACTTAAATTGTAATGTAAAATTTAAAAAAAATAAAAACAATTAATGTTTTTTGATTACAAGGTTGAGATTTTAGTTACGTAACAATCATAACCATCTCCACCACCTTGATTATATGAAGTCATCTGAAAAAGTCCATCAGTAGTAATACCTACATCTGTATTATATCCCCATAAATTGGTTTTACTAGAATAATATATGCTATTATACTTCCATACAAAAATCATTGCTCCACGATCACGACCAACATAAGCATTTGCTTGAACCATATAAATTCCACCTGGGTAAGGATCACTTGATATATTTGCAATCGTATAAGTATCATTTTTCGTAAAAATATTTTTATAAACACTCCATCCTACATTAGAAGCTGATACTCTACCACCTATAGTTACATTATCATACATTTGTATACTGCGTTGTCCTCCTGCACTTCTATTTCCAAGAATCATCAGAGCATGGTAACTTGATGTATCATTTGAAATTTCCGAACAATTTGAACTGATATTGTATGCTACATTCTGGAAATTGTTTGTTAAGAACACACCTCCTATATTACTAATAGATCCGCCTGTAGTTATATTACCATTATTATCGATAGTTACAATACTAGTTGTCCCATCTGTTTTTTTGAAATCGTACCCATATCCTGTTCCGAACACTGTTGAATGTGTTGGGTCGGTAGAAAATACGGTTTTTCCATTTTGTGACATTTGAAACACGTTTCCTGTCATTCCCACTGTTGTGCTAACAGTATAAGTTCCGGTAATACCTTTACACTGATCTTTTGGAATAAGTAAAATAAATACACCCGAACCACCACTACCTGCTGTTTGTGTAAACCCGGCTATATTGTAACCTATCAGATTTCCATAAGGACCTCCTCCTCCACTACCTGTACCATTTACTCCATTTGTTGCAGGTATATAATTAGGAAGACCACTATAATTACGAGCTCCATTACCACCTATTCCACTACCTCCTAATCCAGATCCATTATAACCGCAACCTCCACCTCCACCTCCATACCATTTATTTGTAACATAATACTGAAGACCATTTCCTCCATTTCCTCCGTTATATCCATATGTTTCTGATCCATTACTACCGTTTGACATAATACCACCACCTCCTGCAGATTCTAAATATAATCCATTAGTACTATCAATTGGAGAATAAGAACCTCCATTGTAACCTTGTGTGCCTTCTGCGCCATAAGAAAGGAATCTTCCATTAACTGTATCATCATTAAAAAGTGACCCAGCGCCTCCACCACAACCTCCTGCACTTGGAGGACCTGGTATAAATGAACCAGATACAACTGTTGGTCCACCACCTTTACCTCCACCGTAAGCAGTGACAGTTGTTATTCCGGAACCTGAAAAAATAGTATCTCCTCCGTTTGTAGAATTTATGTTGTTAGGTAAATTACCACCAGTTCCTCCTGAACCTATAGTGATATTGTAAACGCCTTTACTTAAAGTAAGTAGTCCGCTGTTGTATTGAGACGCAAGTATAGTCCCGGTCAATCCAGGATCATTTGTTTGTAAACCACCTGCTCCACCACCACCTGCTTGGGCCCCAGCACCTCCACCACCTACTGCGAAATACTTAACATTTGATACGCTTTGGTTTAATGTTATAACTGAAGACTGTGTGAACTCATAGTAAACGTAATCTATCGATTCTCCTGTATTCGTAGGTGGAACTGTTGAAGTAAATACCTGTTTATTATAACCTGTGTGTCCACCAAATGTTATATTACTTGGAGTAGTAATTGTATATTTTGAATTATCATATTGAGTAAGAGAATCATAATATGTTTCTCTAGTGTTTGGGTTATAGTATACTAATGGACTTGCAGATTGAATTGGCGAATTTATTTTAGCTGAAATTTGTATAGGATTATTACTAGCTACAAAACTCACAAGTAAATTGGCCCAATTAATTGAATCCAAATTCGGCCATGCTGTAGAGTCTGCTATAAACGTATAATTATTATAAACTGAATCTGTGTTTGCTTTACTTCCAACTTGAACGCCGTTGACTTCATACATTACACCTGTTTTTCCTAAAGTTATCGTAAATGTATCACCAATATTAAAAGGAGTTGTCACAGTATCATAACCTGTTATACTATAATAAGCTAAAGGTGTGCTATTTGTTATATCTGTATTATTAGTAAATTTAATATAAAATGGATGTCCGCTTATACCTATTTGGGTATTACAAGGACCTTGCATTGTATATGAGGTAACTCTTGAATTATTTGGTGGAACAATTCTGATAGAAGCTGTAAATGAAAACGATACTTTGATAAGATTTAATTCATCAAATTGTAGAGGGTTCGAATATAAATAACTGACTGAACTACCTGAAGGAGCACTTAGACCTAAAACTGTAGTTGCAAAACCATATAAATTGTTACCAATAGGACTTATCACATTAGGAGTATACGTGATATTAACAGGGTCACTTGCGTTTCTTGAAACTACATCTAGTATTGATGATCCACCTATAAGTATGTTATTAACAATAATGTTGCCTAGATTACCTCCCCAACTATATCCCCATAAATCTAAATTATAAGTAAACGCAGAATCTTCAGAAGGAGAATGAAGTGCACTAGCTACACTAATACCGTTAACAATATACTGTATTTTACTGTTAGTCAAGTTTATCGTAAATATGTCCGTACTCATATTAAAAGGTGTCCAATCTCCCACATACGCATTTGTAGGATCAGTCAAGTTCTGAGAAAACGCAAAGAATCTGTATTTTCTTGTATAATTTCCAGGTCCGTTTGTTACACTGTTGAACTGTAAGTAATACCCGTTATTGTTTACTACGTTTGTGAACCCAACCAATATGTAATTATTTAATGCTCCTCCTTCCATGTAAGGAACTTTGAACGAAAGATTTATTTGGCCGTTTTTCGCAGTATATGTTTCTAAAGATTGAACTCTTTGACCGGTTCCTGTACCACCTGCATTGAACGTAACCGAGTTTCCTCCTGTAATTGTTGGAACTCCTACTACTGCTTGTAACGTATAAGATGAATACCCTCCACCGCCACCAGTTACTCCTGGTCCTGTAGGTCCTGTTGGACCAAGGTATCCTACTGCTAAATAAGGCAACATATACAGATTGATTTTTCCAACCGTAAACACACTCGTCCCCCAAGTACTTGCATTCATATAAATCTGGTAATTCTTGTCTGTATCTGAGTTTGTTATACTTGTAGTCGAACTGTTTACCAATACACCATCTACTAAAAAGTTTATGTTTGCCGCAGATACTACGATACTAAACACATTTGATGATGTAAAATTGAACCACGTTGTTCCTCCGTCTATAGAATACTGCGTTGAACTAATTAAGAAATTATGGGTATCTGAAGTGCTCTTTAATCCTACAACTAACCGATTCGTTGTGCCTCCAGGATCCACATACGGCATCTGGAAGTTCAGATGTATTTCGTCAAGAACTGCGTTGTAATGTTCTAGTGAAACAATTGTGTCTCCTTGTGTACTGAAATTAGCTATATTGCTATTAACTATTGTCGGTGTTCCTGAAGACACTTGTAAAGTATAAGTGTAATTTGAAGGACCTGTGTATCCCGTGGCTCCCGTAGACCCAGTAGCTCCTGTAGATCCAGTAGATCCTGTATTACCTGTATAACCCGTATAACCTGTATAACCTGTAGGTCCAAGGTATCCTACTACACTGTAAGGCAACAAGAACAGACGCATGTTTCCAATGGTATAATTTGAAGCAGATAGAAGATCGGACCAAGTATAACTATCAATGTTTAAGTAATAGTTTTTAGTGCTGTCTGTATTTGATTGAGAAGATCCAATCAAGTTTCCGTTAATGAGATATGATACGTTTGTATAAGATATGATTATTCCAAATACGTCTGTAGTATAAGAGAATGTGGTCCATGTACTTTTATCCAACGAGTATTCATTCACATGTGTGTTTTGGTTTTTTCTAAAATACATAACATGTATTCCTGTCAAATCTGAAGGATAAGTAGTATTGGCGCTATTTACAAACCCCACTGTAGCAACATCATTAACTAATCCTGTGACATTCAATTGTGTAAGGTTAAACGAGAAATGTAATTCGTTGAGATTTGAATTAAATGTTTCCAGTGATTTTACTAATTGATTTTTTGTAGTTAAGTTTACGGTAGCTGCGTTTACAATAGGCGATGGATCATTTGCAGTTTCCAGTGTGTATATAATGTTACTTTGTCCTTGAGGACCTGTAGAACCTGTAGTTCCTGTTGGACCTTGATGGCCTACCGCTAAATAAGAAATTAAAGTAAGGTTTATATTATTCACTGCTATAGCGCCAATGTTATGCCAACCGTATGCCCATATATCTAATTTATACTTAAAAGCTGTGTCTTCAGAAGATGAGTGAACTGAATTTTTTATATTTTCTCCGTTCAACAAGTATGAAATGCCAGTATAAGCTAAAATTATATTGAAGTTATTGTTCGATGTATCAAAAGCAGTCCACTCCCCAACGTAATCCGACGCAGAATCAGTCAAATTTGGAGAGAACGAGAAGAATCTGTATTTTCTTGTATAATTTCCAGGTGAGTCTGTAAAACTATGAAACTGTAAGTAATACCCGTTATTGTTTGTTACGTTCGTAAACCCAATAAGAAGGTAATTTTGGTCTGCTCCTCCTTCCATGTAAGGAATTGTAAATGTAAGGTTCATTCCTACAAAATTTGCACAATACGTTTCTAAAGACTGAACTCTCGGACCTACATCTTGAGGAGGATTGTTATCAAAAATAAGTGAGTTGTTGTAAATCGTTGGACTTCCTACCAATGTTGTTAACGTATAAGCATACCCAGCAGAACCTGTTACACCTGTAGCTCCAGTGGCTCCCGTGTATCCAGTGTATCCTGTAGCTCCAGTAGCACCTGTAGCTCCCTGGTATCCTACAGCTAAATAAGGCAACAACCCTAACTTAATTTTGTTAACGTACATTAAACTAAGATTAAGATTACCTGCGTCATAATACCAACCATTAAATGAAGCAATATAAAACTTGTATTGTGTAACATCGTCTGTATTGTCATATTGAAGTTGTTGTTGCCCGTTAACCAAGTAGGTTATCTTGCTTGCATTGATAGTTATTGTAAATAAATCCTGCGGACCTACAACTGTCGCCCCACTTTGACCGATAAGAGTTTTATAAGTTCCTTGTGCGCTAGGATCTACATTCAATATAAATACATGGGTACCACTTCCCTGACCGTTTCCTGCTCCCGAACCAGAATTACTACTTAATCCTACAAACAAGTAATCTAGATCTGCTATGTTATTATTAGGAAATGTCATTTGAAACGAAAAGTAAATTTCGTTTATAGCTGTATCGTATGTTTCCAAAGACTGTACTACTTGGTTCAAATCAAATATTGCAACTGTATCTGTTGTAGGTATACTCGCATATTGTCCGCTGTATGACCCTACAGCAGTAGGAGTCAATGTGTAAAGAAATCCTGCTTGACCGGTAGCACCTGTAACTCCAGTCGCTCCAGTGTATCCAGTATATCCGGTGTACCCTGTGGCACCAGTAACTCCCGTAGCACCAGTAACTCCCGTAGCACCAGTAACTCCTGTAGCTCCTGTAACTCCAGTGGCTCCAGTATATCCGGTGTACCCTGTGGCTCCGTAAGTCAGATACTGTAAATTAAGATTTGAAACGTACATTGGACCAGAATTTTGCCATGGATACCCGTATAAATCTAATTTGTAAACAGAATCTGTATCATTATTTGCGATTGTTTGTACTACACTTCCATTCACTAAGAAAGTTATGTTGCTAGTTGATATTACAATTGTGAATGTATCTTTTGAGTATGTTGATGACATTGGAACGTAATTTGACGAATCTAATGAATAAGAACGAGTATACACTGGAGGACCACTTGGATGTGTAGTGATACTGTTAAAGTAAAAGTAATGCGATTGTGAATTTCGGTTATAAAATCCAACTCTTGCATAATTGTATAAAGCTCCTCCTTCCATGTATGTCATTTGAAAACTCAAATATATCTGTCCCACGTATACGTCATATGACTCAATTGATTGAACTCCTTCTGGTACACCATAGTCTTCAGTTCCTAATACTACGGTATTCTGTGCGATGATTGCAGCGTTTCCTGTGCTTCCTTGTAAAGTAAATAAATAATTACCTGGTCCAGTGGCTCCCGTATAACCCGTATACCCTGTAGGTCCAGTATACCCAGTTGGACCAACTACAACAGATAAATTTGTCAAATTCAAACTTGATAATACAGTTCCCGTATAAGTGTAGCCTCTAATCCAAATATTGTATCTTGTTTTCCATTTATTGCCGTCATCCGCATCTTGGAATGTTGTAGTTAAATCATACTTTCCTGGATTGATCGCTGGACTCACTACAAAAGTCAAAATTCCGCTTTTGTAGTCAAAAACAAATGGATATTCTGGGACACTAGCTATTTTATAGAAGCTATTAGACGTAACAAGTCCACTGTTATCTGTTGGAACATTCGAGTAGATATAAGAACCAACATAAAAAATAGGAGCAAAACTTGGATGGTAATCTGGATTTACCCAATTTTGAATACCGCTATTCCACGCATATCCCGCTAATTGGCCGCTAAAATCTTGAGCGGTTCCTATATCGTGTACTGAAAACATCTTTACATAATTTTGAAGTGCAACGACAGAAGATACACCAGTTGATCCTATTCCCTGTTTAAGTATTTCGGTTTGTAACCATACATCTCCTGCTCCGACAATAGAAGTTGTTGGAGGTTCCAAATCATTTGTTTGGAAAATACTACTTGAATCGGTTTTTACGACATTATAGTTATACTTTTTGTTCAGATAATCAACTTCCCCTTGTCGTTGGAGGTCCAATGTTGCCATCCTTAAGTTGTATGTAATTTCACCATTAGTAACTAAATCACTTTATTATATTTAAATTAACTAGCTGCTCCGATAGTTATTGTTCTTGGATAAATAACTCCTGTAAATTGAATATTTACGTAAATACTACCGCTTCCAGAATTACCGTTGTAATAACCCGAAGCTGCGCTATCTGGTATCTTAAAGTAGTATTTATAGATAGTTACGCCATTAGTTGTAGTCGATCCACTAGCTGCATATTGGCAACCAAGAGGACTACTACTACTGTTAGGATAGTATGCGCTGGCCCATCCACTTGCATTACCTGCGTGATCCACCCAGTTAACGGTAATACTTGAGTCAGTAAATCCTGGAACTATACCAGTAGTATATCCTCCAAATGTTATAGAGAAATCTGTTACAGAACCTGTAGTATCAATTCGGAGTAAGAATTGCTTAGTTCCTGAACTAAAAGCAACACTTCCTGCCGGTTGTAAATAACTTCCTAAAGCTCCTCCTACGGTGTTATCAGCATAGTAAGGAACATCAGGATCTAGAGGATATAAGCATGGATCTAATGTATTTGATACTGTTGTAATATCAGCAGCTTGAATTTCTGTAGAAAGATTAGGTTTTGTTGCGTCCGAGACACTAGATTTTACAGACATACGAGTAACTCCACTAACCGATGATCTAGTGTAACTATAAATTGAACCGTTACTTGTAATAGTATTAGGAACCGAACCAGAGGCTAACCATGCAATAAGTTGGTTTTCACTACTATTAATTACATTTCGAGGAAATAAATTATAATAACCAGCTAAATGTGCTCCTAAAAAATTTACAATATCGTTAAGTTGTACTTCTGCAATAGATGTAAGAGTTATAGAAACTGCAGAATTGTTATAATAAGTTAAGTTTTGACCTACATTAGCTGTTGTAAATGTATTATAAGAACCTCCTCCATAATATACTAAATCTGAATATCTAAGTGGTGTAGCGCTACCTGTGAAGAATACAGCTTGGTTTGATGAATAATTTCCTGGATCGTATGTATTGTATATGTTATTAAATCCAAGTGTGTGTGCTGGAACAACAACTGTAGTACCGCTAGTATAATATTTATATCCACTATAAGTTACAGTTGTAGAAGTTCCTATTGCAATTGATCCTCCTGAACCTGTATTTCCTGTACTATATGTAACCATTGGGGGTCCCATAATATCTTGTGCTGCTATCTGTATATTTGGAATGAGCGCAACTTGTTGGAACCCGTCAACATTACCTGTTATACCTGTACCTCCTGCTGAAATTGTGCTAACAATGACTGCACCTGTATATCCGCCAGTAGTAACTCCGGAAGCAGAAAAAGAGATAGCATTACCACCAACCTTTATATCAAATCCACGTCCGGCTGCGTTGTCTATTATGCCTGTAGGACCACTTACAATATTTGTATATTTATTATGATAGGCTAAAGTGCTGCCTTGGTATAAATCAACCGCAATATCGTAAAGAGAACTATTGCCGAAAACTTTAAGAGTATCCAATGTAATATTACCAGTACCTTGATTGTAAGAAGCAGTACCTGTCACTCCTGAAATATAAGCAAAGTTTCCTACGTTCTTAACTAATTGGAGTGTTTGTGAACTACCTGTAGGACCTGTAGGACCTGGAGATCCATTTCCACTACCGAAGTTAGCAGTTGCAAGGGTTGTACCTGTGTATACGTAACCTCGAACGTAAATAGAGTATACGAGTGTATAATTTCCATCAAATGGGCTAGAATATTGTGTTAAATTGTAAGCACTAGGGTTTACTTGAGCTGGATCTCCTAAGAATGTTAAAATACCAGTTTTATAATCAAAAATAAATGGATTGTCATGTGTACTAGCCAATTTAAAATAAATTGTATTAGGGGGAACTGCATTATCAGTTGTTTTTATGTTGTGAGTTGATGGATTAACTGTAGGGAGGGCACTGTGTGGACCAACATAGAAATCAGGTGTAAATGAAGAATGGTACGAAGGGCTAATCCAATTTGTAACTGGACCGTTTGCCGGTTGCCAAGCGATAGCTCTTAAAGCTCCACCAGTGTCTTGAGATGTACCTACATCATGGACTGAATTATATTCTATAAATGAGTATGCGTATGATGAATCGTTATTGTTAGCAACTACAGCTGCGTGTTGAGCTACATTATTTTGTAAGGCAATAGATGTTCCTCCTGTTAATCCTGAAGTTTGAATCCAAACGTTTTCTTGACCGACAATACCCGATGTTGCTATCTTTTCGTTAGGTCCAGATAGTTCACCTCCTGCACCATCAGTTTTAACTACTGCATAAGTAGTTCGCTTCACTACGTAATCGAGTTCGTTCAAATCGATATTCGTGAAGGGTGGCAGTGACATTTTTTACAAAATAAAAACATTTAAAAAGTCTTTTTTTTAACTCAAACTCAACTAGAATTTGGAAAATACGATTTCGTTTCGTTTTATGGACCCCGTGAACGGAATATTTACTAAAATATACCCACCCCCTACGAGGTTTCTGTAAGTTGTAGAAACAGATATAGGCATTTGGATGTAGTATGTATTTCCACTACGAGCACTACCTTGACACCCTCCGCCGTTTGAAGGTAGATCTGAACTGTACCATCCGTATACTGCTGATGTATTTGTATCATACCATGCGACGTATATTGTATTTAATCCGGTTGCCGATGAGCCTATATTTATTGAAAATTCGGTAGTTGGAGACAAGACTTGTGCTTTTATTAACAGATATTTGGTTGATGCCGTAAACCCTCCTGCGATTTGAGGTAAATTATATCTTGAATTCAAAGAGGGAATCGGATCAGTTGCGTTGAACGTATCGTCAAAGTAACTATACAGAGGATCATACGAAGTCAAAGAATTGCTGTTGAAGGATGATATATCTGAAGGTGATGTTATTTGCGGATTCGTTGGATTTGAAGATGTAGATTTAATTGATTGGCGTGTTTGGGAAACGATAGTAACAACAGCATTTGGTGTAGTATTTAACGCTATAGTTGTTTCGTCGTATGTAGTGTATGGCACGTATCCTATATACGGAGCCAATTGTCCTGTATTTGAAGAAGGAAAAAAAGTAAGTACATTTTGTGTTCCAACTGCATTTATAATTGAAAGGGTTATAGGTCCTGTGTCCGTAATATTTAATGGAATTGCGTTTTTATTGTAGTAGTAAGTGTTGATGTTTCCAGATGACGCAGGAAAGTCTGTATAATTCGTTCCGTCGGTGGTATACTGTAACTGGTTGAAGGGAACTGTAGCATTTGTTCCGTTGTAAAATCTTAGACAAGTACTGAATGAAGACAACGAAGAAGCAAACAGGATATTGTAAATGTAACTTAGCTTAATTCCATGTAACGGAATAGTGACAGATGTACCTGGTCCCCAGTACTGAATTCCACTTATAGTGGTGATAGGACCAGTCAAACCTAAAGTCGGATACCTTGATACGTTAGGTGTATACGAAACCAAAGGATCGCTCTGTGTGATGTCTATGTGGATATAAGCAGTGTACCCGCTACCTGTTCCTGTTCCGCCTTTAGCGTAAGTGTTTACTGAAATGATTCCAGTGTACCCTCCGGCTTGAGGATTGGATAATTGAAACGAAGGGGTTATAGAGACAGAAGGGGAGGATGTTGAAGAACTGTATGTATATGTGTTCGCAGTAATAGTGTTGACGGGAAGATACGAATACGTTAAATCGTATCTTGTGGAGTTGCCGACAATAGTAGTATCGTACGTTATAGTAGTTGTGATTGGATTGTAAGAATAACCGCTTGTGAGACTATCCACATACGCTCCTATTCCGATATTTCTAACTAAATCGGTATTTTGCTGACTGCCTCCGCCTGAACTTTGCGAGCTTCCGTAAGGTCTCAAAAACAAGTTCAAATTATTTAGTAAAAAGGTTCCTTGGCGGTAATGAAATGTCTGGATATATAATTTATACACTAAGCTTGAATCTGGATTTGGATAAACTGTATTTTTAACAACGCCATCTATCAGATAATATATTCCTGCGTTGTTGACTTGTATGGCTAGAGTGGTAGTGAGCGGGTATACTGAAATATGGGTAAGACCTCCATCGCAAGAACATGTGATGTTTCCGGGATTTAAAACAACAACTGAAAAGTAATAAAAGCTTCCGGTTTGTACGTTTTGTATACCAACAAGCATAGTGATTTCATAAGGCGCGAACCCGTCGTTCACTTGAAACTTGAAAAAGAGTTCATCTAAGGATACATTGAAGTTTTCAATTGAAGAAACTACATCATTAAATGATCTTATTTCGATGTTATTGTAATTGTAGATGGATGGATTTCCACTTACGGTATTTAAAGTGAACTCATAAGCTACGGGACCAGGAGGACCTGTGACGCCGGTATGGCCTGTGGGACCCGTGGATCCAGTAATTCCCGGACCTGTAGCACCCGTAACACCAGTTGCACCCGTAACACCAGTCGCACCAGTAATTCCCGGACCTGTTTTTCCTGTAGCACCTGTAGATCCCGTAACACCTGTGGCACCCGTAACACCTGTGGCACCAGTAAGTCCTGGACCTGTAACACCAGTCGCACCGGTAGTTCCAGTATACCCAGTGTATCCCGTGGCACCTGTGGCTCCCGTGAACCCGATAATACCGTTTCCGGTGTTTCCGATGATACCTACAGGTGTATGTATGGCTCCACCAGCGTAAACGTTATCGATATTCACTAAATCGGCTTTTATAATGTATCCGCCGCTTCCATTGCTTACAACCTTTGGTGAAACGATAGTTTGTAAGAGAGTATTTAATTGCGACTCTGTAATTCCTGGGTTGTTTCCGGACATCCTTATACTATAAAACAGACAAACTCAATTTTAAACGCAGAGTTTTAAATAACTTATATGATGGAGGTGCCACATTATGAATTATCATTAGTTATAACTGCAAAAGTAGCTTTTATGTAATAAACATATGAATGATTATAATTGTTATATACATTAAAATAAAGGTTATTACTTGAGTCTATTTTCCAATCCCACTGATTATCATATTGTACTTCTGCACCTAAACTACTGTAACCGCCTGAACTATTATAAACTACCCAACGTCTGAATACATGATAACCGTTACTATTATTGTTTTCCCATGCCATTAATTCTACAAAACAAGGAAGATATGAAACAGTATAAAGACTTCCAGAACTATCCTGATGAGATCCTTTAGGAGAATACGTTCCAAAAATTTCGTCTTGGTATACATCGTTACCACTTGAATATGCACCTGTTAAATCTGATACATTTATTCTTTTTCTAGTAAAATTTGATTTATTTCCAGTTGGTTTAGAATAATAAAGATTAGAAACGCCAGACGTAGGGTTAATAAAATTAATATAAGTACCTGCGGTTATATAAGTTGACGATGCCATACTATTTCCATTTAGAGTAGTGGCTGCAGTTATACTACCTCCTGAACTTATATCTTGATCTGCTTTTATACCTCCTCTTGAATATACATAAGATCCGGTAAAACCAGTTGCATTTACGTAACCTCCTATATATGCATTTACATTTGCGCTAATAGAGCCAGTTGAAAGTATACTAGGACTTCTAATGGTACCAGGTATATCGAGGTATCCGTTTTGGTAAGATGCCGAATCGTCGTAGAATATTTCGTTGTTTGAAGTATTCAAAAACGCTATTTTTCCAGTTACCGATCCACCGATGCTAGGTATATTTCTTATTGGAGCCACGAAGAACCCAGTTGTCCCTGAATTCAGAGGATTACTGGTTGCGTTCAATATTATAGAACCAGGAGCTTGAGCGTTGTATCCTGCTTGGTAACCAATTGCTACAGAATAGTTTCCTTGCCCGGTATATCCTGATTGAGAACCAATGGCTATAGAGTAGTTTCCTTGGCCGGTATATCCTGCGTTTGAGCCAATGGCTATAGCATAGTCTCCTTGTAACGCGTTTCCGGAATTATATCCAATTGCTACTGACTGCATAACCGATCTACTAGTATTCTCGTTTGCGTGGGCTCCTATGTGGACGTTGCCTGAACCAATAACCCACGCACCTGTTCCAGAACTTCCAGCACTTGAATCCCAGTATGGATAATCTGAGAAATTTGTGCCGTCTGGAATTCCTGGTCTTCCCGTGTATCCCGTGTATCCCGTATACCCTGTGTATCCAGTATATCCAGTGTATCCAGTGTACCCAGTGTACCCTGTAGGTCCGTTCACAGATGGAAGTGTAGTTGTTACATACGAAATAGATGTTTTATCAGTCCATAAATCTATACTTAAATTTGTCGTAAATCCGGTTTGGATATTATCTAGTGGACGAGCCCAGAATTCAACAAATAAGTAGTCATTTGCAGGATCTGGAATGTTTAAAACATTAGGAAACGTAACTACAGGAGAAAACACGTTTTGTGAAGCATTGTCTAGTGTAGTTGTTGTTCCAGTAGCTACGACATTTGATACTTGTGTTCCAATATCTCCCGAAAAAGGATCATGAACGCCTACCTTAACATACAGTTTAACCGGAGAAGGGTAGTATGGAATTTTGTCAGTTTTATAGGAGTACGCGGTTACGTAAAATACCCATGGTCCGGGAGGTATAGTAGTCAATCCAGGGTATCCAGGCTTCGTTTGAAATCTTGCAATCATGACATCACTTTTACTGTTTGCTGGTAGCAGATAATTCGTCCAGTATCCATTTAAATTTGGATTTCCAGTCAAACCCGGATGGTTTGAATTATTTCCAGGCCCAGTTCCTCCAACGGGTATAATATCCATATAAAAAGGACCCGTCGCACCTGTCACGCCGTAATCAACACTGTAAACAGGAGTGTGACCAAAATTTACGCAATGAAAAAAGTAAGGCGTTCCGTTATAAGTCGTTCCTGCTGGACCTGTAGGACCAACATTGGCACATGCCGTCCTACTTTGTATACTGGCTAAATACTGACTTACGCTAGTAGACATATTTATATGAAACAAAGATTTTCATAAGTATTTACTAACAACAACAAATGTCGGGACAAGTTCCAACTTATCAAGAACTCTTATCTGATGCTTATGAGAATAACGCGTTAGCAAAGCTAGTTATAGATTCAGATTATGCCGATCGCGAACTGGAAACTTACGATCAAGACGACTACGAAGACAATGAAATTGAAGACACATCAGGATTTAACCAGTTCTCAGGAGATCGTAACAAACCAGACCAAGTGGTGATTCCTAAAGCAAAACTAGATACAGAAGGAGGGAAGTCTTCTTACGCTTACGACAAACAAATTCGGGTTTACGCTCTGAATATTGATGGACGTTTTCGAGGAAACGTTATTTCTTCCGTTACGACCACAAGTGGAAACAAATGTAACGTAAACGGAGCGGTATTGGTTGCTCCAGCTACTAATGAAAGTAATTTTTATTTCAGACTTTCAAGACAGTATAAGAACGTTTATTCTGTAAAAGTAACGTCTTTTGAATTTCCTAACTTATTTTATACGTTCACGAATACTAGAGGCAATACCTCATTTACCGTAACGTCCATCATTGATGAAAACACAGTTACGATGTATATAGCGGATGGAAACTACACTTTAGACGAACTACTTGTTGCTATTCAGAATGCAGTTACAGGGTACATTTCCGATCCAGTTACTGGACCTCGTAACGGTGGAGAACTGGCAATGCCCCTTATGTCAGGATTCGTTGCCTTTAAAAATCCAGTTACTGGGAAAGCTTGTTTTGCGTGTACTTCCTCTGGGTTTGTTATTGATTTTCCATCTACTACAGACAATCCTTACGGGAACGGAATAGGATACAATTTAGGAATTTACGGAAATCAAATAGCAGCGGATATATCAACGCCTGTTTCAAATCCTATAGTCACAACAAATAACAATACTATCACTACGACACAAACAATCACAACAAAGCAGTCTGGAATGCCTGATGTAACTAAAACAGTTACAACCGTAACTACCCAAGTCCAAACATCTGTGCCTTATACAACCTACAACAACTTGATTGTGGGAGATACGTATCCTGACGTAATTCAAGATTCGTATGTATACTTGAGTTTGAACGACTGGGGAATCATCAAACATCAGAACGCTGATGGGACTGAATTTACTGCCTTCATGAAAGTCCCTTTGACAGTACCTAAAGGGCAAATTCAGTTTGATACGAATGTCACAAACACAACAACAAAAGAGTTTGTTTTTTCTCAACCTACAAATCTTGAACTTCTTCAAATAAGTTTACTTGACGCATTTGGACTGAAACTCAACATGAACGGAGCGAACATTTCAATGACTCTGGAAATCAAGGAAGTATTGCAATCGGACATTTACCAAAATTTATTACAAGTGTAATTGTAATATGGAGAAAAACGCCCTTGAAAAAATTCAAGATCCAGTTGTCGAGAACCGTTACAATATGACGTCTACGTCCAAACAGTATCCTGCTCCTCAGCACGGAGGTCGTGTTCCAAACATCAATGATCCTGCTTTAAAAGATTTTGCGGCTCGTCCTTACAAGTTATACAAGGAAGGCCCAACCTTGTTCGGCCAAACTGACCGATTTGACGCAATCGGACACATTCACCAGGAAACTCCACTCAACACTGTCTTCTTTTCTCCCGATAACTTGGAAAAGTTACAACGTGACATCCACGACCAAGTCCTAAACATGAGCGGAGGTAAATACAACATTGACCGTCAGAACGATGACGATTTAAAGATCATTATGCGAAGTTACTACCTCACTTACGCCAAGAACAATCCTGCGGATGTAGCTAACGAATTATCGGATTTGAATAGTCGCGTTGTAGGTTACGCTTCGGCTCGTATTTACTCGGAAGTTGATTTCCATATGTTCTATCGCAAAGATTTGGAAGACTTTGCTCCTGCTATTGCCAACCCAATGAACCCACACGTTTACGGAACACGCACAGGAGAACTCAAATCGTTCTTTTAATTGCGGTATAAAGAATACACTTATTTTTAATTAGAGGGTAATGGAGACTTGTCAGTTTTACGACAGGATATACGGCAAACACGAAGGCAAGCTGTATATCTTTGAGCCAACATGGGAAACGTTTCGTCCAATCAAGTCGGTAGGTTGGGACGGCACGAAGTTCAGTGTAGATGACCGAATGTATAAGAAAAATCTGCTTAGTTATCATTATGGGTTCTCCAGCATCGAACAGAAATCTGTTTGTGAAACCCTGACTGAAGTAACTGAACTGGGAAACCAAAAAGAAATCAAGGATCCAGTAGAGTTCTGGAGATGGGCGGGAATAACTGATGCCGAATGGTTCAATGATCGTCCTTGTGTGTTTCTGAGTCCTTGCGTTGCTAAGAATTGGAGACCGTATTTGACTTATATTCATCAACGACCAAGAACATTAGGAAGAAAACCTCGTGGATCGCGCGTTACAAGGCGTTTAGTGCGTAAGTGAATATTGTATAAAAATGAAGGTCAACATCATTTCAAATTACAAGCCCAATACGGGATTAATGCAAGATACTGGTATTTTAAGAGGAATTTTATCGGCTGCATACGGGGAAAACGTTCAGATATTCAGAGTTCATTACATGCAACCTGAATGTGCCGAAGCAGATATGAATATATTTATGGAAGTCGTGAATCCCTCTCTTTTTTCGTATGCTGGAATGAACGTCTGGATCCCGAATCCCGAATGGACTCGCCAAACATGGATACCTTACATCCAACAATTTGACGAAATATGGGCCAAGACGCAGGAATGTTACGATATATTTTCAAAGTACACTCAAAAACTTAAATTGATTGGATGGACTTCAATAGACAAAGTTTGGAATCCGAATACCGATAAAAAGAACTTTTATAAAGCTGTGGTTCCGGTAGGAAAGAATTTATACCGCCATCCTAAACCTATTTTACAAGCTTACCAACGAATACTTAAGAATGATCCTGATGTGTTTCGCAAGTTACCAACTTTGAATATTGTATACTCCGAAAAAGATATTGAAATTTACGTTCCCGAAGATATACAGTCTAAAGTTGTGTTACATTCTAAAGTTCTGAAAGAGTCCGAATACGATGAACTTGTAAGAGATTGTGGCCTGTGTATTTGTTTATCTGCATGTGAAGGGTTCTGTCATGTTCTCAACGAATGTATGTCCGCAGGATGTAATTTACTTATTTCGCCAATAAGACCGTTCACTGAAGATTTGGTTGGACTGAATCGTCCTGGAGCTTTTTACACGGAACAACTGAAAAGTATAGACCATCCTGATTGTTTAGGTAAACTCATGGACGTCAAAGTTGAGTCTGTGATTGAAGCTCTAGAGAAGTATGTGGCTACCGAATACAAACAAAAACGCTGGGGATCAATTGTGATGCGCGAAACTTACGAAAAGAGACATAAAGTGTGGGTTGAATCTATGACTAAGATGTTGAAAGAAATACCAATTCCAAGTTACTGCTTGAAAGATACTATGCCAAAAGAAGATACGCTTCCTGATGTGTCTATTGTAACTATTACCAAAGATAGACGCAAGTTCATGCCTTTAGCTAAGTATTGTTACATGATCCAGTCGTATCCTGAAGACAAGTTGGAATGGGTGATTGTAGACGACGGCGATGACCCAATTGAAGATACGTTGATCGGAGTTCCGAATGTGAAATACGTGAAATGCGACAGAAAAATGACTATTGCAGAGAAGCGTAACTTAGGAGTTGAAAATGCGATGTACGATATTATTGCCATGATGGACGATGACGATGTGTATCCTAACAATTCAATTTTACAACGAACTGCGATGATGTTGAAAGAACCAAGTAAAGAATGTGGTTTCTGTACGACTATTCCGTGCTATGACATTACGAAATATACATCATTTATGAATGTCCCGCCTCTTAGTTTACCGCAATCAAAGAGAGTATCAGAAGCAACACTGATATTCACAAAGAAGTTCTGGGAAGAAAGGAAGTTTGAAGATAAAGTTCAAATTGCTGAGGGGGACACATTCATTCACGATCGTGAAAAAATGTGTAGGGAGTTGTCTCCCCAAGAGGTTATAGTTAGTTTAGTTCATCCTTTAAACACGAGCTCAAGAAAGGCACCGGAAATGGAGTCAAACGGCTGCCATTATGGCTTCAACGAGGATTTGTTTGCTTTGGTTTCTCAAATAGGCGAAGACTTAAAAAATCCCTCTAGTGCTTAGAAAACACCGAGGAATTTACGGGAATGACGACGGCTCTTGCGTCCGCTCTTGCGACGACGACGACCACCTTCAGTGCCGGCAACACCAGTACCTGGGGCTTCGGCTTCATCAGTGGCACCAGTGGCACCATCACCACCGCGCATCTTTAATCCCATTTTCTTTAACATTTTACGAACAGTGCGCTTCTTGACAAGACGAAGCTTCTTGTTAGAGCGACGACGACCACCAGTAGAGGCGGCAACAGGGGCGGCATTGGCGGCAGTTCCGTTTAAGGGTCCGGCGTTAGAGTATCCTTCCATTTTGTTTTATACTCTTTCTAGGAGAAATTCTTTAGGCCGAGCAGGAAAGACAGGGCTCAACAGTGAATTTCTGGGCCGACGACGCGCCTTTGGTTCGTAAATAATAACATCCAGTTTTCAATCCTTGTTTCCAAGCGTACATATGCATGGACGTTATCTTAGCATACGTGGGTTCGGCAAGGAACAAGTTGAGGGACTGCGATTGGCAAATGAACGGAGCGCGATCTCTAGCCATATTAATGAGAGTCTTCTGAGGTATTTCCCAAGCGGTTTTGTAAAGGTCTTGTAGATCCTTAGGTATTCCGTCAATTCCTTGGATGCTTCCATTATTGGCAATAATTTGCACGCGAATATCTGAAGTCCAAAGTCCCAACTTAACCAAATCTTCTACCAAGTACTTGTTTACAACCATAAAGTCTCCGGCCAGTACACGACGAGTGTATAAGTTTGAAGTAAATGGTTCAAAGCATTCGTTGTTTCCAAGAATTTGGGAAGTAGAAGCGGTAGGCATAGGAGCTACTAATAACGAGTTACGAACACCGTACTTCAAAACATCTTGTCTTAAATTATCCCAATCAAGTTCTTCTGAAGGTTTAACGTTCCATAAATCAAATTGGAACTTTCCTTCAGACATTGGCGAACCTTCAAATGTCGGATAATGTCCTGGAACCAAATTAATGTTTCTCCAACAGTCTTCAGTTTTCGAGTAAGCGCGTATAACACTTGCCTTACAAGCACCGTAATAAATATGTTCGAAGATATCGCGATTCAATTTTTGTGCTTCTTCGGAAGTCCAAGGTAATCTCAATATCGCAAACACATCTGCCAATCCTTGAACTCCAATTCCAATTGGACGATGACGTAAATTAGAATTACGTGTTTCCTCTGTAGGATAGAAGTTCTTATCGATAACGATATCCAAGTTATTGGCTAGTATTCGCGTATACTCCACCAACTTATCAAAGTCAAAGCGTCCGTCTTCAATAAATTTAGGCAAGGCAAGAGATCCTAAGTTACATACAGCGGTTTCATCGGAAGATGAATACTCGATGATTTCCGTACATAAATTAGAACTCTTGATTGTTCCTAAATTTTGTTGGTTGGATTTAGAGTTTGCCGCGTCCTTGTAGCAGAGGTAAGGCGTTCCAGTTTGGATTTGAGCGTCCAAGATCATTTGCCAGAGCTTTTGTGCGGGAATGGTTTTGCGACCACGATCGCGGCGTTCATAGTAGGCATAAAGATCTTCAAAGGCAGGTCCCCAAAGTTCGTCTAGTCCAGGACATTCGTTAGGACACATCAGCGTCCAGTGCATGTTGAGTTCAACTCGTTTCATGAAGAGATCAGGAATCCACAGACCATAAAACAAGTCACGTGCGCGGTCTTCTTCTGCTCCTTGGTTCAACTTCAAACGAAGAAAGTCTTCGATATCGGCATGCCATGGTTCCAAATAAATTGCGAATGAACCGTTACGTCTTCCGCCTTGGTTCACGTACTTGGCCGTGTCGTTGAACACTTTAAGCATGGGAACTATACCTGTAGATTCGCCGTTGGTTCCGTTGATTCTAGATCCGCGTGCGCGAATGTTATGGATAGAAAGACCAATTCCTCCAGCCCATTTCGAGATTTGCGCGCAATCGCCAAGAGTCTTGTAAATTCCCTTGATTGAATCGTCGTTCATTTGGACCAGGAAACAGCTGGATAATTGTTGAGTATTGGTTCCTGCGTTATACAATGTTGGAGTCGCATGAATAAAGTATCCTAAAGAAAGTGCGTCATAAGATTCTTTTACTTTTTCGTAGTTTTCGCCATGTAAGCAAATAGCTACGCGCATCCACATATGTTGTGGTCGTTCCCAAATACGTCCATCTTTTCTTCTCAATAAATAACCTTTTTCTAAAGTTTTAAATCCAAAGTAATCAAACATGAAATCTCTTGAATAATCAATCATTTCTTCAAACTTTGGTTCCATATCATTTTTGTAGCGATCTTTAATAGCATTTTTGTAGTATTCTTCATTCACAATTCCATCATTATACAGAACCATTGCTGAGTCAGCAAGTGTTTGAGGACTTATTTTTTGGTGATTGTCAATAAGAATTCGAGCTGCCAACTTTCCGTAATTTGGATGGTATCTGGACTGCATCATCGCACACGTTTCCGCGGCGAATTCGTCTAGTTTAGAAGTCAACATTCCATCAACTAATTGGTTACAAACCTTTTGTGCGACTAAATCTGGATTCACATGATCCAACCCATCCGACATTTTTCGTATGCGTTGGAGAATTTCATCAAATGATACTGGAACACGGTCACCGTTGCGTTTTGTTACATATAAATGGTCTGTCATCTTGTATGCCATCTTAATATATTATACACCTCAATTCGTTTTTATGAAGACGACGTTAGTTTTACGGATATGTGCATGGATTCCAGTTCACGAACAAGTAAGCCAAGTGTGTATGGCGCCTCAATGACCTTACCTTGTAAATCAGCAGTGGAATCCAAGTACCCAGTTTCAGGTTGAAATAAAATTTCGGTCTTGTCTGAGCGTTCCATCATGCTTTCATTCAAAAACTTTGATGTGCCATGGGACAACAAACAATCGCGTTCCATTTCACCTATTCTGAGACCTCCATCATTTGCTCGGCCTTCAACAGGTTGGTGTGTCAACAACTTGACTTTGCCTGTGTCTCGGTAATTGATTTTATCTTCCACCATCAACTTGGAACGTGTGTAGTATGTGGGGCCCATAAAGATTTCGGAATCCATCATTTCTCCCGTTTGGCCGTTATACAGAATCTCGTGGCCGTAAGGATGGTACCCTAACTTCTTGAGAACGTCGCGCATATCTTCTACTTTATGTTGACCTGAAAAGGCAGTAGAATCCACCAATGATCCAACCGTGACTCCAACTTTCGTAGCTATAGTTTCAATGAACTGGCCGATAGTCATGCGTGAAGGAAACGCGTGAGGATTCACAATTAAATCAGGTCGTTGGCCGGTTGAAGTATAAGGCATATCTTCTTCATCTAGAATGAACCCACACGTTCCTTTCTGACCGTGACGTGACGCAAACTTGTCTCCCAAAATAGGAACACGAGATTCGGCTATACGAATTTTAACTCCACGTAATCCGTCGGATGTTATGTACCTATACACTGCGTCCACTATCCCCGTTTGTGATCGTTTAGGTTTAACAGACGAATCTTTGTATCCCACAATTTGTCCTGCGTGGGTTATTGGTGTCAGCATTCCTACCAATACCGTTTTATCGTCAACTTCTCTGCCTTGAATAATGATTCCGTCTCCGTCCAAATGATCGTAATTCAATCCTGCTTGGCGACTTACGGTTTCGCGATACTTGGGATCTGTAGCTACAGCTGCGATTTCCGTTGATTTCATGATGATAATACTGTTTTCCTTGAACCCTTTTTCCAGTGCCTTTTCTTGGATGTCGTAAGTATGGTAATAAGTTGTGTGGAACATTCCTCGTTTCATTGCTGACCCGTTCAGTATAATTGAATCTTCCTGGTTGTATCCCGAGTAAAATGCGATTGCCACCATACTGTTTTCTCCGTATGTCAAGCACCCGTCTCTTCCAAACACGTGACGAGCAGTCCATGTTTGAGACAAAGGTTGTTGCCCGTTGTTCAAAATAGAAGCTAACGTGTCAAATCGTTTATTGAAGGCCGTGCTGTACCACGAACAAGCTTGGCGGACCTGAGAACAACCTAACATATTACGAGGAGCCTGATTGAAATCCGAATGTGGAACTACGCTGGCCGAAGGAGAGAAAATAGTGATGCCGTGGATCTCAGATAACTGGATATCGGAGAACGGAGCGAAACTTACACGCAAAGCTTCAGTTTCTTGTGGATCAACGAATTCTAAGATTTTAGAGTCCATTTCGTTCCATTTCTTGATACGTTTGACAAGTTCAGGTTTGATTCCTTCTCTGAAAAGTGGTCTTGAAACTCGTCCTGCGTCAGTAGAAATAAAGTATTGGTTACGAAGAACGTCCCAGTAAAGCGAAATAAATTTATTGATTTTACGGTCTCTGCGTTCCACCATCATTTCGTAATGAAACTCGTTGGTGTTTTCTGTGAATACACCCACCAAATCGGAATTCACAAACACTTTGGTCCATATTGGACTCCATTTTGAAGGATGGATCAACTCAATTGGTTTGAACGACTTGAATTTGGTGACGTAAGGAATAATTGAAGCAGAAGGTGTAGCTGTTGTAATTTGAGTAAACATAGCCAAAGTCTTAATCATACCGATATTATGACCGTCAGGGTTGTCTGTAGGGCACAAGAACCCCCATGAACTTCCGTGTAATCTGCGTGCTTCCAAAGATTTAGTGTTTTTATCCATCTGTAAATTCACACGTCTCAATGCAGTCAATGTATCCAAATACGAAGTTCGTTTCAGTTCCTGCGAAACTCCGTCTTTTCCTCCCCATTTTCCCTTGAACGATTTCTCGAATTCCTGGAGAAACAAGTAAGACCTCCAGTATCGTCTAGTTAATTTAGCGGCATCGGGAATCAAGTTCTTGATTTTCTTTGCTGCGTAAGTCACAGGTTCGTAAGTCACTCTCTGATCCATGCTAAGTAACATTTCTTTGGATGCCTGAGTATACACATCGCGAAACAGTTCAAAGCATAAATCTCCAGCTGCGTATAACCTTTTGTATCTGTAATGGTCTCTGTCGCTCTTGGGGGAAATGCCGATAGCTACTTCCATACACATTTTTGTCATGTATCCCAAAAGGTAAGCTTTTCGGCGGTACAGAGACCCGGTACTTTCATCTGGACGTAATTCGCAATGTGAAAAGAGATCGTTGTATAAGTTCAAGTATACTGCTGCTTGTGTATGTCTTCGGCACTGGCGAACTAATACAAGTAAATTTGGGTCTTGGTCCTTGTCTTCTTCCTTTGCGATTTCTTGTTTCAAGTAAATCTGGTGGCTCATAGACATTTCAGAAAATAGTTCATCGTATAATGTCCGTTCTTGGTCGGGGACACCGCAAAGAATAGTATCGTAAATATCTTTATCGTTGGTAACTCCCAGAGCGTAAAATACACTGAATAAAGGAACAGCGTCTGCAAATCCGGGAATTTGGATGACAGCTAGTCGCTTATTATAAAAATCAGCAAGGTTCGGATGTTTACGTAAAGAATCCGGATCATCGGGTTTCAAGTTCTTAGGAGGAATAATCATGAAATGGTAGAATGGTCCTCGTGTTCCCGTTTCGTTGATGGTTCGGATTCCTGCTACGTATTCGTAATCTTCTCCCTTGGTAGCCTTATCGATTTTATTTGTTGTTTTCTCAGGTTCAACTTGACCTACAGGAACAATACTTGCTTGCGGTTTAGGTTTACGTCTCGAGGCATAGAACATATTATCGCTCAACTTCTCTTGCGTCAACAGCGTCTTTTCAGATCCTGAAATGATAAAGTATCCTCCTAATTCAAATTTACATTCGCCGCAAGCGTATAACTCATCGGAGTTCATGGGAGATAGATGGCATAACGAGCTCTTCAACATCAAAGGGATCTTTGCTAACATAACATCGTCAAACGAAACTGTTTCGCGGTCCTTTTCTCCGAAAATATAGTCAATATCTACAGTTCCTCTCAACTCAAAAGAGTAAGTCTTGTTATCTAATCGGCAAGTATGAGGTAAAACAGCGTTTCCGTCTTCGTCTGTAGATGGACGGTAAGTCAATTTACTTCCGTCGTGACCTCCAATAAACACTTCAATTCGTCGTCCCTCCAATGCCAAGGACAGAGGGTTCTTTTCTTTGATGTAGGCTGGAATCTTGATATTCACTAAATCAGCAAATGAATCAAGGTGGTGTCTTACTAAAGGATTTGGAACATCATTAAAAAATGTGTCTATGACATGCCTTGCGACTTCCATTACTTTCTCAACAGAAAAACAAGAATGAACTCATACGACATATTTACGACCGTCATTGCAACGGCATTGTTCACAGTTATACTTTTGGCTGTATACAAGTACGTATTGAATCCCAGCATGGTGATCCAAACCCAAATAAATAAATGTCCGGACTTATGGACTTACGATGGAAAGATGTGTGTTCCTCAATACGAAACCCAGTGCTCTGCGTTTGACCCAGACGCTCCTACATTACAAACCGACGCAGCTAAATGTAACACGGCACATACTTGCGGAACTTCATGGTCGGGATATTGCCCTTAAATAATTTAATACCAAGCTTAATTAGTAGGATAATGTATTCCGAAGTTTTCAGGCCTACAACACTAGATGACGTTATAGGATACGCTGAAGAGAAAGAAGCTTTACGGAAATACCTCCAGTCGGGGAACTTCCATAAATGTATTATGCTTACAGGACCACCTGGAATCGGAAAGACGACATTAGCCTTAGCATCGGCCCGAAGTCTAGGATTTGATCCTTTGGAAATCAATGCCTCACGAGCTATCCGGTCATTTGAAGACGTTGAAAAAATCAAGGACGCATGTAGATCTGCGGTAAATATTCATTCGTTCATAAGAGGAGATATATCTAGAAAGACTTGTGTTATTCTGGACGAAGTAGATGGATCGGATCCTCATGCGCAAAACAAGATCGTAGAATGGATCAAGGACACAAACCGTAAAGTTCCGATTCTGTGTACTGGAAACGAGTTACCTACCATCTTCAAACGAAACGCAGAGTATATAGATATTTTGAGATGTTTTCCGCCTAGAGCTTCAGATTTACAATCGTTCTTTCCTAAACACGACGTCCAAACTCTTATGCGAGAATGTAACCATGACGTCCGAAGAATGTTACACCGAATGCAGTATGGGGAGTCGTACATTATTCCGAAGTATTTGGCTCCTGCGACAGGACTTCCGGTAGAGCAGATGTTTGTGATGAGGCAGGCGATGTTTGGTCTTGGGGACCCGTTTCACGAATATCGTGGCGACAGACCGGACATCGGACACTCATTGAAAACCACTGGCGGATACAAGAACGATGATACTCGTGGTGACAAGAAATCAACCTTACCCCTCCAGAAGAAATCGGTTCCTGACAAATCGCGCAAGGAGAAGAAGCAGAAGAAATAGGTTCTAACGTAGAATTGATTTGTTGAATTGAAGGAGCTACAACAACTGGTTCAGAAAAAGAATGATCTGTAGCAGATACAGTTAATATAGTATTTGCTAAAGTATTGTAAAAATTTGAAGTCAGTGTACGGTTACATATTTCAATAAGATAAGCCTCGTTATTCAAGTATCTGGTAATTAAGTTACTTCTTGCAGAGTAGTCAATTAACCGAATACTTTCAGCTGATAAAAACTCATCTCTTGCTTCGGCAATTGCAATTAAAAATCTTAATACTTCACGATCCATTACCGTTCATACACTTCTTGCGTTTAAAAGAAAAATCAGTAGTCGGGAACGTGTTGTTCCCCACACTTCAAACATTCATAACATTTACGTTCAATTAGGTCTCCTTTTGACATAATTTGCCAAGTTCTAATTAATTTCCACAGCGTCGTGTCTTCAAGCCTATACCGATTTTGTTCACACATATTGTATAGTTAATTCGTGTACAACTTAAATTAGTTATCTTCTTCGCTAATATTTCTATCTTTACGAACAACTGCGTGTCTTAAGAAGAATACTGGTTTATTGTTTTCGTAACCAACATAAATACGAGAAATTGTATCTCCTGCTTTTGCTGTAGTCCATCCTTCTCCCCAATATGCCATACTTTCTCCTCCAACTGCTTGTCGTATTTCAGAAGCTGCATATTCTTGGCTTGTTTTTCCAATAGAACATATATACCTGCCTTTTACGTTTTTATTAGGTTCTTGCAAACGAGCATGTACATTTGGATATGTTGATTTCCAAAATTTAGTAAGTTCATCCATGGATTCAAATTCGTCTAGAATGGATTTTGTAACATCTTCACATTTAGGTAAACCTATTGCTTCAATATTTTTAACATGTTCAATTGAAAACATAGTTGGTTCTATAGATATCAATCTACCATCCTTTTTAATAAAACCTGATGATCGGTATGAATTAAGTCCATATGGATCATTATACGATTTCTCATACTCCTGTACTGCTCTTATTGAAGTTCTATGTGGACCTGTTTTGTGACCTTTTTCAATGTCACTGCGCCAGTATCCGGTCATTCTTCCACTCAAACCTTGAATCTGTACATTATTATCTACAATTTTCGTGTAGAGTTCATGTGTAGCTCCAATACGAAGTTTCCAACGATTAGGAATAAGGTTTGCTCTGCGAAAGAAACCTTTCACACCAAGAACAATATGTTGAGTTAATGGTTCTTTGAAGAATTCTTTAATTTCACTATCAGAAAGACGATCTGCCGATGTATGATTTTTAAATTCAACGCCCTTTTGGATACATGCGTTCTGTACCACATTAACAATCTTTTCGTTAAGGCGAACAATATGAACTCTGTAATCATTTCCATAGTTATTTAAAACATCTTCTTGAAGCCATTTATCAGCATTCAGTATTTTTGTAGAATTACATGTCTCCATTTTTTCTTCAAGATTTTCATCTTTTAAGTTATGGTCTTTTTTCATGTGCTTCTTTAATTCACTAGTTATATGTGTTTCAAATTTACAATCATTTAAATTGCACGTGTAAGTATATTCATCAAGTGGATAAAACTCTTTTATAATACCTTTTTCTAAGAAATCCTTATGTCCAATGTAAGATTCTGGAATAGTCATTTTATAGAGGTTGTGTAAATCTCCCCATCTATAAAGTTGATAAAGTTCTTTAATCATCGTAGCACTTATGAATACAAATCTGTTATTATGTTCCTTCATGTTTTTAACATCCAATAAACCAGCTTCTTTCAAAATTCCATGTAGTTTTTGAAACTGTTTATCACCAGTATCAATTTCATCAATAATGATAAGAGAATTGCATAAATTTATGAGATCTGCTTTTTGAAGTTGTCCATGATGAAAGATTTTCTCTTTAAAGCAACCAGGTGCTTTATCTTTCATATCTTTTTCCCATCCGGCATTGCTCATACCTGTAATAATTCTTACATTTGCTAAATTTACTATAAAACTATCATCAATGTGAGTTGTCATAAGTTTGGCAATTTCAATCATAAGACCATCTGCTCCAACCTTTGTTTTCTTTTGAATACTAACAACACGTCGGTTGTTTTTGTAGAATTCATCTACAATTTTGATTGCATCTTCCATTTGATTAGCATAAATGTATTCGGCGGTTGCCTTATCGTCTCCTTCAAGAAACAAACGACGGTTTGTTGCTTTGGCTGAGTTGTATGATTGCAATACATCTTCGCGTGTTGCAGAAATTAATTCTTTCAATTCTTCTTCACAAATAGGAATAGAAGACATTTTTCAATTTATTACCGTTAAAAAAGTTTAAAGTCTTAAATCCGTTTTTATTACCGTTTCAGGAAAGCGTCCATTGGTCCTCTTTTATGTTTAGTGAGATACGATGCGCCCATAAACAGAATTGAATCTAAATCTTTTTCTTTCATTTTCAGTACTTTTAAAGTTGCTTCTTCTTCGTCCAAACCGTCTTCGCGATACTCTTCATAGAGACCTTCGTAATCTTTCTTCTTGTATCCATCCAACTGTTCTATTGCCAGAGCAAACAACTGAGCTACAGGATTCTGGACTTGGTTGGTAATATAAAATTCAACATCAGGTTTCAGACCTTTTTCTCTAACATAGTCCACATGTTCAATTTTATCACCCTGCT